ATCTGATATTGTTTTCTTTTATGAAAATGCATCATTTGTTCCAGTAAACGTTGCAAGTAAACAAATAAGTTTTAAAACAAGAGTTAATGACAAATTAACATTATACACGATTGATTTTGATTATGCTTTTAACACAATTAACAATATTTAATGGCAGTTGATATTTACATAAACGGTGAGCGTTTGGACACGTTTGGAAAGGATGAAAACATTACGGTTACAACAGCAGTCCAGGATGTAAAAGATATTTCAAAAATACGAGGGGATTTTTCACAATCGTTTACAGTTCCAGCATCTAAACGCAACAACCGTTTATTTAAACATTATTACAATGCAGATATTGATAATGGATTTGATGCCAGAGTAAGACAAACTGCAACTATTGATGTTGATACATTAGATTTTAAACGTGGTAAAATTGAACTGGTTGATGTAGGTATAAAAGAAAATCAAATACAGTATTACAAGATTGTATTTTATGGGAACACGGTTAAAGTTAAAGATTTGATTGGTGAAGATAAAATGCAAGTGTTGGATTGGTTGGATAATTTTAATCACGATTATACAAGTGCAAATGTTTTAAATGGATTGACCAATGGATTGGATTTTACGGTTGATGGTATTACTTATGCTGATGCTGTAATTTATCCTTTGATTAGTTACAGAAGGCAATATTTATATAGTTCTGATAGTGGTGATACAACCAACACAGATAAACTTGTAAACATTCGTTTTCACAATGGGCAACAACAACACGGTGTTGAATTTGGTGAATTAAGACCAGCAATAAAAGTTAGTTTAATAATTAAGGCAATCACAGAAAAGTACGGTTTAAATTTTACTGGTAATTTCTTTGAATCAATCAACTTTACAGATTTATATGTAAATGTAAACAACCGAAAAGATGATTTAAGTAATGGTTTGTTGGTTTATGAAAATGTAAGTGGAACACAAGCATCAATAAGTAATGTAAATGACAGATACGTTTATAAAACAACAATAACACCAAAAACTGGATTTGAAAACACACCATATAAGGTGCGATTAACGGTTAATGGTGTTGTAAGATTGGAAACAGAATTGGCAGCTTGGGGTACAAAAACTTTTGTTGGATCACGTAAGTTTTTTACAAATGATTATGAAGCAAAAGCTGAAATGATTACACAAAGTGATTTTGATTTTGATGCAACAACACAACTAAACTACACATACAATTCAAGTGGTAATACATTGGTATTTTCTAATTCTTACACAAACCAAAGTATTAATTTAGATACTATCATTAAAACACTTTTTAAAGATGTAAAGGTTTATGATTTTTTAACATCAATATTAAAAATGTTCAACCTGGTTGTTGTTCCTGATGGTGATGATTTATTTGTTGATGATTTGCAAAACTGGTACACAACTGGTAAGGTTTATGATATTAGTCAATATGTTGATACTACACAAAACAAAGTAAGTCGTGGTAAAATATTAAATCAAATTGATTTTAAATTTAAGGAAAGTAAACAAGTTCTTGCAGATTTTTATTATCAGCAGAACAACATTTATTACGGTAATTTAGAGGAAAAACTTTATACAGATGACACCCAAACTGAATTATTAAGTGGTGAGCAGTTAGAGATTGAAACAATATTTGAACAACCAATTTTTGAAAGACTAATTGATTTAAACACAAACGCACAAACCACAATACAATATGGTTTAATAGCTGATGAACAAATAAACAGTTATGTAGGTGAACCGTTTTTAATGTATGCACAAAACGTAAGTATTTCATCCAATCCAATTGGTTATGGAAATGGAACTTACCAAGAAATAAATACAACAGTATTTATGCCAACACACAGTTTAGAAATAGATACTGAAAGTTTTAATATTAATTTTAATGCAGTATCAAACGAATACACAGCACAAGTTTTTGATGAAACGATTTACAACACTTATTGGAGTGATTACATTACGGATATATTTTCTATTAAAAGAAGGGTTTATAATTATACAGCGATTTTGCCAAATTTTCTGTTAAGTGTTTTAAAAGCAAATGACAGATTGGTAATTAATGGTCAAAGGTTTTTAATTAATACTATAAAAAGCAACATCGTAAATCGAAAAGATTCTTTGGAATTAATTAATGATATTTACACAGCACCATTGGCATCAGATACATTGAACAGTTCGTTATGGACACCAGACTTTGTAACATTGGGTGGTGGTGAAAATAACGGTGATTCAAATTACATTGGTTTACCAACTGCAACACTTTCATTAGTTGATACTGGTGATGGCACGAGTTGGGTTACAATTACTGGAACGGTAACAAGTACAATAAACACAATCACATTTACGGTTGATGAAAATAATACTGGAAGTTCACGTTCTGCACAAATAAAAGCAACCGATGGAATTAATGATCCATCACTAACAATTATACAAAATGTTTAATTTAATAATACAATGTTTAGATGTTGATGATATGATTGGAGTATCACCAGACATCGATATTGCAAAAGGAGTAAATAAAGCACCAGGAACGTTTAAAGAAGCGTGGAAACAATATAAAAGGAATAAGGTATGGCACAAGAAATAGTTGTAAAGCTGATTGTCGATGATGGGCAAGTTGAACAAGCAACAAAAGACATTAAAAAGTTAGGTGGTTCAATTGAAAAAGTTGAAACCACATCAAAAAAAGCTGGTGCAAATATTGGCGAATCATTAGATGGTGCAACCGAAGCAAGTGGTAATTTACAAGGTGGTATTGAGGGTGCAATAAACCAAGTTGTTGTTTTAGGTAAAGCAGCAAAAACAAGTGGTAAAGCAATGCGTTCTGCACTTATAGCAACTGGAATTGGTGCATTGGTAGTTGCAGTTGGATTGTTAGTTGAAAATTGGGAAGCAATTGGAAAATCAATTGGTTTAATTACACCAACTTTAGAAGAACAATTGGAAATTCTAAAAAAGACAGAAGCAACAACACAATTACGTGTTGATTTATTGGACAAAGAAATTGATTTATCAAAAAAACAAGGTAAGGCAACCGAAGAATTACAAAAGCAAAGAATTAATCTTGTTAAAATAATACAAGAACAGAAAAAAGAACAATTAGCATTATTAGAATCAGAAGCAGAAGAATTAAGAACTGCTGGTTTAACATTAACAACACGACAAAAAATTGTAAAAGCAATATTAAACGCTGGTAGGGCTGGACTTGGTGATGCTTATATTTTGGATCAACAATCAGAAGCAGCAGAACGTTACAAAGAAATACAAGATTTAATTTTAAAATCTAAAATTGAACAAATTGATATTGAAACTAAACTTTTTGATTTACAAAATCCAGATGGTATAAGACCAGGAAGGGATGCAATAAAAACTGCAACAACTGGAATACAAGCAGAAGGAATTGTTGATGTTGGTGAAACACCAGAAGTGATGTTGCAAAAAGCGATTAATGATGAACTTATTAATTTAGATGATGAACTAAATCAATATAGAACTTTACAAGCCTTAAAACGTGCTGATGAAGAAGAACAAAGGGAAAAAGCACTTGCACAAATGAAAATACAAACTGCTGGTAATGTTTTAAATGCATTAGCCAGTATTGCAAAAGAGGGAAGTGCTGGTGCAAAAGCAATTGCAGTTGCACAAGCTGTTTTATCAACATATCAAGGTATTAATAAAGCATTGGCAGAAACAACAGATTTTACACCAACACAAACTTTAAGATTCATAAATGCAGCAGCAGTTGGAGTTGCTGGTTTTGCAAATGTTGCTAAAATATTAAGTACAGATTCAAGTGGTAAAAGCACACCAAGTTTTTCTGGTGGTGGTGGTGTTCGTGGTGGTGTTTCAGCACCATCCTTTAATGTTGTTGGAACTGGTGGTGTAAATCAACTTGCGCAATCATTACAAGCACAAGATACACCGATTCGTGCATACGTTGTTAGTGGCGATGTAACAAGCAGTCAAGAGTTTGACCGTAATGTTGAAGATTCATCAAGTATTGGATAAAAAAAAGGTGCATTATAAAAACACACCTTTCAAGCTATTAATCAATCATTCCAATAAAAAATCTAAGCAAATATAAACTTTTTTTTTAATCTTTTTATACACTATTTAAAAAATCACGTTATTATTATATGAAAGTTTACGAGGCAGTATATTCAGATGAATTATTACAAGGTGTTTATGGCATCAGTTTAGTTGAAAATCCAGCAATGGAAGATGAATGGATCGCACTTTCAGAACAACCAAAAGAAGTTCATTTTGCAGCAGTTGATGATAAAAAGAAATTATTGTTGGGTGCTGTTTTAATTCCAAATAAAAAGATTTATCGAAATATTGATGGGAATGAATTTTATATGACATTCAGCGAAGATACCATTGGTAAATTAGCACACGATTTTATAAAAGATGGATTCCAAAATTCATCAAGTGCAGAACACGAAGTTAAATTATCAGATGTATCATTTGTTGAAAGTTGGCAAGTACAAGATTCCAAAGTTGATAAATCAGCGTTATATGGTAAGGAATATGAACCAGGAACGTGGGTTACAATGGCAAAGGTATCTGATGAACTTTACGAACAAGCAACAAACGGAACTTTTAAAGGGTTCAGCATTGATGCAATGTTAGGATTGGAGGAAATCAAATTAAATTCAAATATATATATGACAAAGCAAGATTTTTTAGATGCTTTTAATACTTTATTTACCGAAAAGGTAAAAGAGGTTGAAGAAGTAAAAGAAACTGATGTTGTTCTTAATGACCAGTACGATGAAACCGAAGAAGTAAAAGAAGAGGTTGAAGAGGAAATGGAAGAAGAGGAAATATCAGAAATCGATGCATTCAAAGATGCATTGACAGAAGTTATGGCAAAATTTAGTGCAGAATTTGATGGAAAGTTAGAAACTTTAAAAGCTGAATTTAACAATCAACTTGAAACAAAAGATGTTGAGGTTGAAACGAAAACAGCAGAAGTTGAAGAACTGAAAGTTGAATTAGAAAAGCAGCCAGAAGTTGAAGCAATAAAAGCTAAACCAGAAGCAGCACCGAAGGAAAAAGTACAATTAAACAAATTAAGAACAACAAAAAGCCGAGTGTTTGAGAGTTTATCTCAAAACATTTGGAACTAACAAATTTTCAAAAAAATGGAAAAAAACATTCAATTAGCTACAACTGAAACTGTATCTTCAAATTATGCTGGTGAAGCAGCAGAAAGATTCTTTTCAGCTGTATTAACAACACCAACAACGGTTGCCAATGGTGGCGTTGAAGTGGTGGATGGCATCCAGTACAAGTGGAATTTGCCAAGATTAAATTTATCTGGTATAATTGCAGATGCAACTTGTGATTTTACACCAGCTGGAACAATTACACGTAATGAACGTGTTTTAACAGTAGAAGCGTATGAAGTGAATTTGCAATTATGTAAAGAAACTTACAGACCAACATTTGATAAAATGGGTGGTGATCGTTTTGGTGGTTTAGCACCAACATTTGCAGACCATTTAATTGGTTTGGCTGCTGCTAATGTAGCACAATCACGTGAAAACACTATCTGGAAAGGAAATTATGGTGGCGCACAATTAGGTGAATTTGATGGTATTCAAACTATCTTTACAAACGAACCGTTACAACCAACTGGTTATGAAATTGCTGGAACAACCGTTACTGCTGCAAATGTAGTGGCTCAATTACAATTGGTTTTAGATGCTGCAAGTTCAGCACTATATTCTTCTGATGGTTTTGCAATCAGAATTGGAACGAACATTATGAAGCATTATATTGCTGCAC